CAAACTTGCCAAGCCGGAAGATAACAGTACTGAACGTATCGATCTTCTTGCTGCCATCATCAACGCAATGTCAGCCATCCCACGGCTTGAAGAAGCCAATGTCAACCTCATAGGTCATTTTACAGAAGACGGTTGGGGTATGTAATGAAAAACTTGACCAAGAAAAACTTTTATTTGATCCTGCAAATTGCCGGAGTTTCCGGAATGATCATTACCACCGCCTTCTTGAATTTCTATATTGCATGTTACCTGGCAAGTTTTCTTTCTCTTGTGGCCGGTATTTACATTGAGGTCCTGAACGGGAAGAAAGGATAGAACTCATGGGATTAGGAAAAGTGATTCAAAACTTACAGAGCATGATCACTGCCCCCGTTGTACCCGAGCAAAACGGGAGTATCTATGATTATGGATTTTTACAAACTCGTTCCGGGAGGCGGATCACCCCAGAGTTGACGAAATCCATTGCAACAGCCTACCGATGCAGCAATATCATCTCTGATGACGTTGCGAGTATTCCGTTTCAAATGTTCGAGCGGATCAATGATCAAATTTCGCGGATTTATCCAGATCCCGTTACCAAAAACATTCCTTATTTGATCGAAGTGCAGCCCAACCGGTGGATGGTGCCATTTATCTTCAGAAAGACACTAAAACAATGGCTTATGTTCTACGGAGACGCCTATACGTGGTATCCACCCATGATGAACGAAATCTTTATCCTCGAATCTGATCGGGTAAAGAGCCATTTCGATGAAAAGGGAAACCTGTGGTGGATTTATACCCCACTCAATGGCAATACGCGAGTGATCCCGGATTTCGAAATCAAACACGAAATGATCAACAGCGTGAATGGCATCAACGGAAGGTCAATCATCAGCTATGCCAGGGAGACGATCCTTCGGCAACTAGCCATGCACGAAACGCAAACCAGCATTGCCACAAAAGGGCTGAACCCGGCCGGGATAATCAAACTGATAGGTGAACTGAAACAAACCGAGAAGGAAACCGCCGCTGACGCAAGAAAGAGAATAAAAACAGAATTTCTTGATGCAATCTCAACTACAAGGGATGCCGGCGGCGTTGCCATTTTCGACACGACCATTGAGTCTTTTACCCCAATCACAATGAAACCTGTGGATGCACAGTTTTTAGAGACAATGCAATTCACGGATGTTGAAATTGCCAACTTCTTCTCAATGCCATTATGGAAAGTCAATCAAGGAAAAGAAAGTTACGAAAGCAACATTGCCCAACAACTTGATTATCTGCAAACCACATTGAACCCCTATCTCATTCAGGAAGAGCAGGAATCTCGAAGAAAATGGATCCCTGAAAAAGATCAAAGCTCAGTTTATTTCCGCGCCGTTCGAGAATCCATTTTGAGAATGGACCCAAAATCACGGGCAGAATATATAAAAGTAAAGATCGCCAGCGGAACTTTGACGCCAAACGAAGGACGCCAAATCGATGATATGAGCAGCTATCCAGAAGGAAATGGCTATTATTTCCCGTCGAATATGGCGAAAATCGGCGAAAACGGGAATCTTGTTTCCAACGCTGGAAATAAAAAACAAGGAGCGAAAAAATGAATAAAGTGCCTTTACGGGTAATCAAGGGAAACGCGAGGCCATTCGAGCCATTCTGGAACTTCGTCGATGCCGCAAGTTCAGAAAGCGGAGAAGTCGAACTCGAGTTTTTTGGGCCGATCTCGGAATATTCCTGGTCAGAAGATGGGATCTCTCCACAGCGGCTCAGCGATGACCTGAAAGAAAAAGGCGCAGGACGCCCCATTCGTCTCAAGATCAATTCTCCTGGGGGAGAAGCTTTTGCCGCTCAAGCAATTCGCTCAATTTTGCGTGATTATACGGGCAAGGTCACGGCTGACATCATCGGTTTGGCTGCCAGTGCCGCAACCATTGTGGTAACTGGGGCGGATTTCATCGAAATGAGGCAAGGCGCCATGATCATGGTGCATGACCCATGGACCTGTATTTGCGGAAGCGCGGAAGAAATGCGGAAGAACGCTGACGTTCTCGATTCGATCAAGGAATCCATTCTGGCAATCTATCAAAAACGGACTCAAAAAAGCCATGATGAATTATCCAAAATGATGACTGACGAGACCTGGCTTACCGCAGATCAGGCAAAAGAAGCCGGATTTGTCGACGTTGTGACCGATGGGTATAAAAGTCAGGCGAGAAATTCAATCCCAAAGAATTCGCGGGTTGGTTTTTTGAACTGTTTGAGAGGATACCAGCATTTGCCGGATGAAATCAAAAATGAATATCTGGCTAATGATCAAGACCCTATTACAGAGAATGAAGCAGGGAAAAAAGATTCGAATGTGCCGGTGGAAAAGCCTTCCAGTGGGCCAGAACCGGTTGCAAACGCGCTTGAGGTAAAACGCCTCGGCGATTTTCTGGAAGTTTTTGGATAGGAGGATAACGAATGTATGATCTGATGAAGAAAGTCTATGATGACCTTAAAAAGGCCATGGAAGAAAAGCAGGCGGTCCTTGAAGAAATGACCGCTGCCTACAACGATGGCACGGATGAAGGGAAGAATAAGGCCCTGGCTTTGCGCGAAAAACTGGATGAAAAGCAAAAAGCCGTTGATGAGCTGAACTCGACCTATTTGTCTTTGCTGAAAGCCGAGAAACCGGGCGGCGATGAGATTCAAGACCTTATCCCTGCCCCGGGCGCCGAAGCATCCGGCGAAGGCAAGAACGAGAAATCGATGACCCGCGAGGCTTACGATTCTCTTGATGCCGGCGAAAAAATGAAGTTCGTCAAATCAGGTGGAAAGATCACCGAGTAGCGAACGTCAAATTTATTGGTATGGAGGAATAAATGTCGAATACTCTTACTGGTTTGATCCCAACCATCATGCTTGCCCTGGATACCGTTTCTCGCGAGCAAGTTGGATTTATTGGGGCTGTGCTGCGTGATGCTTCGGCAGAAAGAGCCGCCCTTGGTCAAGTAATCACCTGGCCAGTTGTCGATGCCGGCGGAGATCCAGCCGATATCGCACCGGCTGCCACAGGGCCAAACCCAGCTGATATGAGCGTGGATGCCCCACAGGCAACGATCAGCAAAGCCAAAAGCAAAACTTTCTACCTCACCGGTGAAGAAGGCAAAGGTCTCTCGCAGACTTCTGCGTTTGACACAGTTGTGAAGAATTCATTTGCGCAGGCGTTCCGTGCGCTTGTTAATCAGATCGAAGCCGATCTGGCCACTACCGCTATCCAAAACGCTTCGCGCGCATATGGAACCGCAGGTACCACGCCATTTGCAACTGCAGGTGATCTGACCGATCTGACAGAAACAAAACGTATTCTGAAGGATAACGGTGCACCAATTACTGACCTTCAGCTCGTGCTGAACTCTGCGTCAGCCTCGAAATTAGGAGGCAAGCAGAGCAACCTTTTCAAGGTGAACGAAGCCGGGAACGATCTTTTGCTGCGTGAAGGCGTGATCGGTCAGCTCGAAGGGTTTATGACCCACGAGTCCAGCCAGCTTGGACTGCACACCAAAGGTACTGGTGCCAATTATGTGACCAGCGGCGCCACAGCCGTCGGCGTGGAAGACATTGCACTGGTTACCGGTACAGGAACCGTTCTGCCCGGCGATGTGGTGACCTTTGCGGCAGACGCAAACAACAAATACGTAATCAACACCGGCGTAACTGAGCCCGGAACCATTTCACTCGGTAAACCAGGCGCGCGCGCGGCAATCGCCACCGGGAATGCCATGACCATCGGCAACAGTTATACCCCGAACGTCGCGTTCGACAGAAGCGCTCTCATGCTGCTTACCCGGGTCCCAGCAGCGCCAAAACAAGGCGATTCGGCAATCGACGCCATGATCGTACAAGACCCAGTAACCGGTCTGTCTTTCGAAATCCGCGTTTATGCCCAGTATCATCGCGTTGCTTTCGAAGTTGGAATCGCCTGGGGTTATAAAGCAGTCAAATCAGAGCACATTGCTCTGCTGCTTGGTTAGGAGGTGATCTATGAGCAATAACGTAGAATTTCTCACCGTCAAAAAGAACAACGAAGTTTTGCAAATCCATCCAACCACCCTGGAAGCGCACAAGCGCGCCGGGTGGGTGCAGACCGATGAAGAAGTAAAGTCTGAAAAGCCAAAGGCCGAAAAAACATCGAAGAAAGCACCCGAAGAACCGGTCAATCCGGCGGATGGGAAAAGCTAAGCCAATCTGGAAATCGAATGCTTCTCCCGCCGGCAGGAATGTCGACGGGAGAAGAGGAGAAATAAAATGACCTTCAAAAGCGCTCAACTTTTTGCAACGATGGATCAGGTATTACATGATCTAACGAACGACGAAAACAACAGCCCAACCGGATTGTCTGACCGGCTGAGAGAAGCAAGCGCGTCTTTGCAGGGGAAAATCGGTTCTTTTATCCCGGTTGTTGAGATAAGGTCATTTCGAATCGATCAGCACGTTCATTTCGGAGACTGGGTATCCATCAACCCGTTGCTGACTGTATCTTCTGTAAAAATCAATGACGTGGAAAGTTCAGAATATTCTCTCGAACCGAGAAACCGAAAATGGATCAACGGGCCATATACAGGTATTTCTTTTGAAAATACATGTCTATGGCCGGGTGATATCATCAAAATCTCTGGGGAATGGGGACTATATGATGCTGAAATCGAAACTGAATTCAGCATCACTCTCGATAACACTCTGAAAACGTTTTCTCTATCCAATGGAGGATATTTCAGCCCGGGAATGGTTTTGCATATCGATGATGAACAAATGCTGATCGTCAGCGGGAACGGTTCAAATGGGAGCCCGGCCCCGATAGATTCAGAAGCTAATTTGAGCGTCGACATCGAGAGCAACATGATCGAACAGATCATTGACGTCAGCGATGGGACTAAATTCAGCGAAAATGAGGTAATCAGAATCGGGAGCGAAAACATGCTCGTCGAAAAGATCAGCGGGAATGAGCTGACCGTAAGACGAGGATGGAATTTGAGCATCATTTCTGAACACAGCGCCGACGATGATATTTATGTCTATCGAAGCTACCAGGTCGAGCGCGGTGTAAACGGCACCGAGGCAGGTTCTCATGATGACGCTGCGATCACAGTTTATGTTGTGCCGGAAGATGTGAACTGGTTATGCCGGCAGATCACTGCCTTGATGATCAAAAAGGCCAGCTCTGGATTTACCGGAATCGTCGGAAATTCTGAAATTGGTCAAAATACTTACCTTTCTGAATTCCCTCCCAGCCAGATCGAGTTCGTACGCAGTAATTACAGGTGGTAAATGTCTGATCAGGAACCAATCATCAAAATCGAAGGACTGCAGGAGGTAATCAACCAGCTTGATTTCCTCGATTCTCTGCGGATCAACGATCTTTACCTCAAACCTGCGATGAAAAGCCTTTCGGGTGACATAAAAAAGGCTGAGCAAGGACACATCCCGGTATTTTCTGGAAAAACGGCAAAATCTTTGAGCGGAAAGGTAAGCGAGAACGGTGTAGGAGCGGTTACCCTGACGCTGGGGCCAAAAACGAGCGGAAAGAATGCGCGGGCTTACATCTTCCGATTCATTGGGGGAGGCGCGCTTTGGTCAGGGCGGTCCAGTTCGGTAACAACATGGCGCGGGAAAGAAAAAAATCGCAATATGCGAGCGAAAAAAGCAATCAGCGAAGGAAGAAAAGCGAATTCGTCTTTTCTGCCGGCGATCTATCTGGTGGAATGGGTGAAGAAAAAGCTGCATGCAAGTGACGATGACGCGCTGCAAACGGCGTTTCGAGTAGCAAAAACCATTGGGTCGCGGGGACTGCCAGCAAAACCAATCGTCCCGCCGACGGTGCAGGAAGTCAGGAGCATGGTGATCAGCCGGATCAACCAGGCGGTCGAGAAAATGGTTCAGGAGCTGCCCACACATGGCAAATAATCTTCTGTTCGGACCAGAAGTTTGGGGTAAGGAGATCGTCAAACTATGGGCGGGAATCAAGGACGCCAAGAAAACAAGTGTGGCATCGTATGGATTCGAGACGATCCCGGATGCAATCTTGCGGACCCCGACGGCAATCTCTTTCATTGCAGACGCAATGGATGCCAATTACAACCAGGCCGGCCAAAATCAGGCTACCTGGCGGGGGTGGACGGAGTTCTACCTTTCGAGCGGGCTAAACCGGTCGGGGCTGGCCTATGTCAACCAGTTCTACCGCTTGATCGTGGTACAGGCATCACAAAAGTTCTATCTCACTCCGACTGCTGTTTTCTATTTGCAGTCGACGAAGACCATCGAACTGGATATTCTCAGCTTCACCGGTAAAGATGAAGATCAATGCTATGGAGTAAGGGCTTACTGGCAGGTTGATGAATCACTGGCTGACAAGATCAGCTTCAAATTATAGGTATCAATTGGAGGAAAAAAATGAGTGCACCAATTTTAGGGAAAATGCAGATCGGGAAAGAAACCGCACACGGAACGGCTGTGGCGGCAACGAAAATGCTCTTCGCCACTCAAGGGCCAATCCCATCCGACCGAAAGGTAACGGCGCTAAGCCCGGACATCGGGAAAAATGTAGAAACCACCGGGCGGATGCTGCAGGGGGTGCTGGCACAGGATTCACTCACATTCGATCAGCTTTATTTCGGAATTCTGCCGACGCTTTTGTCTGGGCTGCTCAAGGGCGGAGTAACGCCGGTGGAACAAACTGTGGGTGAGGGAGATTACCTCTGGGATCACACTCCCGGTTTGGGAGACACTGACGATAACACTCCGAATTCGTTCACTCTGGAACGCGGGGATAACATCCAGGCGGTGCAAATCGCTCACGTGATGTTCAAATCTCTCAAATTGGACTGGCAGGTGAATCAGGACGGCGGCGAGAGCAGCGTAAAAGCCTCTGTCGATTATTTCGGAAAGGCAAACGTCAACCACGCATTCACAGCCGGTCTATCTGTCCCGACTTTCATCCCATTGAATGGGAAATTATGCCAGGTGTACTTCGATACCCTCATGGCTGACGTCGGGGATACGGAGATCAGCGATTTTCTGCGGTCGGGAAGTCTGGAAATCAGCGGCGGGTTGGTGCCTGATTTCAACGGTGGGGCAAGCGAAGAGTTTACTTCTTTTCACCAAGGGCCCATTTCAGCGATGCTGACGCTGACCGTGAAACGGGGTGCTGCCTCTGAGGCCATGCGAGCCGCGATCAATGAGACGCGTGCCTGCCGGCTGAAATTCAACGGCCCTCAGATCGGTGACGGGGTCAACAATATGCTGCAGTTCGATCTTTTCGGATACGTTGATGATGTGGTACCCCTGGCCCAGACTGACCGCAACAAATCAGCCAATCTGGACACCATGGTGCTGCACAGCATCTATGACCCAATCAGCGGTAAGGTCATCGTTCCGCAGATCATCACTGACATTGCCACCCTGTAGGAGGGTAGATGACCTTCAAAATCGAAATTCCGAAAATCTTCAAAACGGTCAACTTCAGCGAGTTTGCTGAGGAATTCGGCGAGCAATCGCTCGATATATGGGTCAACATCCCCAAAAAACTGATCGACGAACGCAATGCGCTGATCATCCAGGGAAACGCGGTCAAAGAAACCCTCGGT